GCGTTAGACTTCAGAAAGTGATTGACTCTACAAAGGCCGCGCAAAAGTCACTTGACACAACAACTGATGAAGGCGCGGCTTCTTATCAAAAGTATGACGCTCAATTGAAGAACACAAAGAAGGCTTTGCGGGACAATCAACAGTTAGTTTCTGCACTTGATGAAGCCGATAAAGACTTGACAAAGACAATGCAGACTGAAAATAAGTCAACGCAAGAATTGAGTGATTCAAGGAGCGCTTTAAATAAGATTTCAAAAAATATCAAAGGCAGCACGCAAGAAGAAATTGACATGCGTGAAGCTTTGAATGCGGCAATTGATGAACAGACCGAAGC